GCCAGAACAGTCTTTAAATGGATATGCATATCTGGTTAAAGATAGTGAATCCGATATTGGAACATATCACATTTGGATCCAAGGAACTGGAGACTATGAAACATTTGTTCCAAGTTATGGCTGGTACTTAGAAGAGGGTTCTATAGATAGGCTTACCAACTTCGTTACAAACCTAACTGAGCCAAGCACCTTTACCGATCCTTCTACTGGACAGACTTATTATAGGGAGTTCCAAGAAATTTCTGGAATTAGAATAGTAGTAGAAACTATGAATAAGGTAGATTCAATATTTGACCTCATAGAGCTATCCCCTAGATTGGCAGTTAACCTAACAGATAAAGTAGAGTCTTTTAACGTAACCAAGGCTGCATCAGATTTGGGCAGCAGTGGTATGCCAGTTGGCCAACTCCTTGCTGGTACAGGATCAATAACACTTTTTGATTACGATCTAGCATTTAGTTCTATAAACGACAACAGCATAATTAAGAATCACCTAACTAGAAACATTCAGATAAAGCTCTTTGAAGCCATTCTTGATGTAGACGGGTATGACTACTTTGTTCCAATTAAGACCATGTATTCTGAGGGCATCCCAGAGCTATCCAGCTCAGACAGATCAGTGTCCCTGACGTTAAGAGATCTATTCTTTTACTTTGAATCCCAGTCCGCACCACAGATACTAATCCAGGATGCTTCTCTTAGCTATGCGGTATCTCTATTGTTAGACTCAATTGGATTTAGTAATTATGTTTTCAAGAGAGCACCAGGAGAGTCTGAAGCAATTATTCCATTCTTCTTTGTGGCACCAGGGGTGACAGTTGCAGAAGTTCTACAAGATATTGCGGTATCCACACAGACAGCAATGTTCCTTGATGAATATAATAATCTAGTTCTGATGAGCAAGGAATATATGATGCCGTCAGAAGAGGTTCGTGGTATAGATGTAACGCTATACGGAACAAAAGACTTTGAGGTGGATGGTGCAATTAGCAATAAGGCTACTAGTCAAAAGCTTGCAAATATTATCGAGATAAGCTCTCAGCAAGACGATGTATTTAATGACGGATATATATCATACACTACTAGGTATGTTCAAAGATCATATGGAACAATTAGACAAGCCTCTATGATAGATCAGGACAAGACTTGGATATATAAGCCAGCATTGCTTTGGGAAGTATCTGGAACAGAGAATACTAGGTCTGTAAATGACGAAGTCGGTAATCAGTCTGCATATGCTCTAGCTGCCATTCCACTACAGACTACTCTGTCTAGTACAGTTCCTTCAGTAAGAAATGGGGTTGTCGTAGATAACATTATGGATTTTGGTGAAGGTGCTTATTGGCTTACACGATACAATGGATATTTCTATGCAAATGGCGAAGTCATCAAGTATGATGCGGTAGAGTTTGAGATCCCAGGAGTTCAGACTACTGTTCTGCAAACAAATACTAATGGTCAGCTATCAGCAGAATCAGTTTCTTCTGGAGGAATTGGCAGAGTTTGGATTACAGGAATACGAGAGTATCAGAGGTACTTCTCTCAAATACCATTTAATGGAAAGATGTATCCGACTGGACGTGTAAGGATCTATTCAGAGCCAAACTATGTGGTTGTAAACGGCACTGAGAGGCTCTCTGACGGCACAGTAGCCAAGCATGGTCGTGGACAGTTTGGAACTAAGGTTGTGGCTCATGAGGCAGGACTAAACCCTTACTGGACTAATAATGAAAATGTCCGTGGATGTAACATGATATCCTCTGAGCTATTCGGAATGCAGTCGGATAGTCTGGTAGTTTCTAGGGGACCTGCTGGTGTAAGCAACTCAATTGCTACCGAGTCAGTAAGGACTGGAGTAATTAAGAATTTCCTAACGTACGACCCGCAAAAGGAAGGGTCAGCAAACCAGGCTGCCATTGCTCCAGGAACTATTCAGTCATCTGCCTTTGTTATGACTGGACCAGCATTTAGCACAACAGAAAAGCCGATAGACTTTATTTCTTATGTTCACAAGCCACTACCATCTAAGTTTACTCACTTTGGTACAAGAATGAGGATTGTGGGAAAGCTTGAAAATAGTGATGACAAGACGCAGTCACCGCTTGGAGCATATACAGCATATGTTGGAGAGCCAAAGAAGGCAAGCCAAAATGTTATTATATCTGGTGCTAGCGGTGGTTTAGCTGTATTACTTAATCCACAAACAAACAATGGATACTACTTTGAACTAGTTGCACTTAGCGAGAACAATGTAGAGTCATACAACAATGCAGACACAATCTACAACATGATGTTTTATAAGATAATGAGTAGTGGCGGAAACTCATCTGAAAAAGCAGTGCCTGTCACTTTATGGCAAGGACTTTCTCAGATTCTTGTAGATGATGGAAAGTTTACTGGACAGTATAGGATGACATCCGAGCAATACCCAACGGTATACGATATTGCTGTAGAGTATCGAGACATTGGATCTACAAGAAGATTCTACCTATACGTCAACAATAAGCAGGTGGCAACAGTTGATGATAATAGCCCTTTGCCAGTCTATAACAGTATGGCAATGTTTGTGCGAGGTGGCTCACGATTGATGTTTGAAAATATTTATGCAATTTCAAATAACTATTCTCAGAACACTGCATATGCCTTAGACACACCAGTAAACGCAGTATTTGCAGAAGAGGAAATAAACGTAAATCAGTCCTTTAGAAAGTATGCTATGAGTGGTGTGGTTCAAGCTAGCTATCTTACTGGCATTAATCCTAGCGAGCCACCAAAGTATAACATGTACTTTGAGGAGTTTGGAACAATCATGAGGGAGGCAGCATACTTTAACATTAGATATGACAAGGCATACCCTGCACTACATGCAAAAATGTCTCCAACATTTAATGGCATTAAGGGGTACACCGTTTCTGGATTTGTTGCAAGTGCTTATGGTGCAGAGTTCCTGGTATTTAATGCCACAGATACTATCCTTAACCTAGATGAGACTAGCGGAAACTATCTAAGAATTCAGGGCGTGACCTTTACACAAGAATCTCAGCATGAGCTTACCGTAGATGAATACTTCTCAAAAAAGAGTGACTTTTCAAAGCCAGAGTTTGAAGGATCTCAGCTAGTGTCTTATCCAATAAAATCTAAAAAGGATTATCAAGATATTAAGGCTAGTAGGCTAAGCCAAGGAAAGAATGAGTTTGTCCTAGAAGCTCCATATATACAAAGCCATGACGATGCCGATAACTTGATGTCTTGGATGGTTTCTAAAATAATGAAGCCAAGAAGAAGTCTTGGACTGCGTGTATTTGGAATGCCAGTTCTTCAGTTAGGAGATGTTGTAAAGGTGTCCTATTCAGTCGATGGTGTTAATCAAGCTGCGGAAGATAATTCTAGATTTGTGGTATATCAAATTGATTACTCAAACTCTGTAAGTGGACCAGACATGCAAGTATTCTTGAGCGAGGTAAAATAATGGAAACTAGACCAGACTATCCAACCACACAGACAATTAATACATCTAATGATTCTGTAAAGATTGCAACACCAGATATTATCTTGATAAAAGACGAGGCTATAGCTGCCCAAATTATGACTGATTTAATCTTCCAAGATATTGGGGGCCAGGAGATAATTAACATCGCCAGAAACGACATGATAAATGGTCAGAATGTTATCTATCAGCCAATAAAAAATATTACCAGCTTGTTTTCTCAATATAATCCACAGAATATTCTTTCATTACAAAGAACTGATAGAGATTACTTTAAGAACTTTGCTATTAGCCTAAAGGACAAGCTGCCAGAATGGCCATATATCTATGTACTAGATAATGGGGATTTGGTGATTGAAGTAGATAATATGCTACCGTCAGAATCCATTGAAGTTCAAACTGTATCTAATGTAACTGTTCTAGATGATACAATATATAGTGAGGAAACAATATGATAACTAATACTGGAAAAGGAATTCTTGCTAAGTACCTGCTAGGACAGGCACCAGCCTATGCGTCTTACATTGCAGTAGGATGTGGACCACAGGCACTTTCAAGCGAAGGGTCTGGATTTACGCCAGAGCAAAAAGAAGAATACTTTGCAAAAAATTCTCTAGATTTTGAGATGTTCCGTGTTCCGATTATATCTAGAGGGTATGTAAACGAAAATAACGTTGTTAAGCTAGTACTAACTGCAGAGCTACCAACCGAAGAAAGATATGAGATTACAGAAATTGGAATATTCTCTGCTGGAGCTAACCCAGCAGTAGGAGCTTTTGATAGTAGGACTCTCTATACATTTGGTAGTGGAGAAGGCTGGGAATATCACACT